CAGAGTCAGGCACACGTTTTGTTATGAATGTAGCAGCAGCTAAAGTCTCAACTCTACCAGCTCCAGCAGCAGGTTTAGAGTATTGGTTTTATGTTGGAGCAACAGAACCTACAGGAACTCACACAATAGTAACAGCATCAAGTGCTAATATTATAGTGGGTAACGTATCTTCTCCGGAAGATGCAGCAGGTAGTGTAGCTACAGTTACAGACGCAGATACTATTTCATTAGTAGCTAATAAAGCTGTTCATGGAGATTTTGTCCATGTATGGTCTGACGGCACTAACTGGTATTTAAACGGACAGTGTAAAGTTCAAGACGGAATTACAACCACACAAGCTGGTTAATAATACAGTCTACGGTATTAACTGATACCAAATCGGAGGAGTTTAAGTATTCCTCCACCTAATTTAAAAAGGAGAATAGTATGAAAAGTAAAAAAAGAATGATGTATAAAGATGGTGGTATAAAAGATGGTAATGCTTCAGCTAGAAGAGAGCAGATGCAGTATGGTGGCATGGGTATGAAGAAAAAACCAATGAAAAATGGTGGAATGTACAAAGAAGAAATGCCAAAAGCTAAACCTTGTTAATATGAAAGGCGTAAAACATTATAAAAGAGATGGAACTGAACATAAAGGCAGTTCTCACAAGATGGCAAATGGTACTTTACATACAAACAAGTCACACACTAAAACAAGTGTAAAACTTTTTCATTTCAAAGATTTAAGTAAAAAGGCAAAATTAAAAGCTAAAGGTAAAAAGTAATGGCTACAACATATTTAGGTTTAACAAACGAAGTATTAAGAGAACTCAATGAAGTTGTTTTAACTACAGTAACTTTTGGAGATGCTACAGGTATACAAGCATTTGTAAAAGATTCAATTAATAAATCTATATTTGATATAGCTAATCAAGAACCACAACTACCTTTTTTCTCAGCAGGAGCTAGTGGAGGCACAGACCCTTTCTATGGAAATGTAACTGTTGCATCGGTAGCAGGAACTAGATGGTATACTCTTAAGTCAGGAAGTTCTAATATAACAACTGATTACTCGTCAGTAGACTGGGATGATTTTTACTTAACAACAATAAATGTAAGTGGGGAAACAACTCCATTTGTTTCTAGAGGTTTAAAATTTCTAACACTTGCAGACTGGAAAAGATATTATAGGGATAGTGAAAACTCTGATGATGCAGAAGGTTCAGACGCTTCTCATGGAGAACCTGTATATGTTATTAAAAGTCCAGACCATAGAAAGTTTGGATTAAGTCCAATACCAGATAAAGTATACAACGTACATTTTTATGCTTTTGAAAAACCTACATCTTTATCAGCTCATGGTGATACTATTGTTTTACCAGAACAGTATAGCAATGTAATTACAGCTCGTACAAGATATTATGTACATCAATTTAAAGAGAACATTCAACAAGCAGCTTTTGCACTTGAAGAATATAAAAAGAATATGAAGACTATGAAATCTAATCTAATTAATCCTACTCCTAAATATATGACAGACGATAGGACTTATTTCTAAATGGCAGGTTCTCAACCATTTTCAGTAGATTTAGTAGGTGGACTTAATAAGTCTACTAATTCTTCAGCTCTATTAAAGACACCCGGAGTTGCTACTAAGCTAAGAAACTTTGAAGTATCTGATGAAGGTACATACAGAAGAATAAATGGATTTACTTTGTTTGGAGATACGTTACCTAATTCTTCAGAAGATATAGAAGGTTTAGTAGTTTATGCAGATGGTTTAATAGCTGTAGCAGGTAACGATGTATTTTTTAGTCAAGATGGAGAAAGTGCTTGGCTACAATTAAATAAAGCAAGTGTTGCAAGTAGTGGAGATAATTATAGTACTTTTACAGGTAGAAGTGAACTAGCTTTAACAGGTGTAGACCAATGTGAGTTTGCTATTTTTGAAGGTGCATCTGATTTTGGTGAAGTAGTTATAACAGATAAGAGTGGTAACAATAAACCGTTTTTATTTAAAATGACTGGAACAAATGCAGATGTAACTACTAGAGCTTTTTTTGCAAGTCAAATAACTATTAGTGGTGATACTGCAGCTAAGTTTTGTACAATACATGACAAGCATTTAGTAGTAGCTGGAGACCCTAGCACACCTAACACAATTTATTATAGTAGTACTAATGATATAGATAGCTTTAGTGGCTCTGGTGCAGGTAGTATTACTTTAGAAGATAAAGTAGTAGGGTTAAAAAGTTTTCGTAATGAATTATTTATATTTTGTCAAAACTCAATATTTAAACTACAAAATATAAACAACTCTAGTACTGTAGCAGTTGTACCTGTTACTAAAAACGTAGGTTGTTTAGATGGTCAAACAATTCAAGAGATTGCTGGTGACTTAATATTCTTAGCACCAGATGGTTTTAGAACAGTTGCTGGTACAGCTAGAATTGGTGACGTTGAGTTAGGAACTATTAGTCAAGCTATACAACCAATAATAAATGATATTGCTACTAATGCTGATAACTTACAATTTAGTAGTGTTGTATTAAGAAATAAATCACAGTACAGAATGTTTTATAGTAGACTATCAGATAGTGAGTTTGTTTCAAAAGGTGTTATAGGAACATTAAGACGTAACGGATTTGAATGGTCAGAAACATTAGGAATATCGGCACCTGCTATTACATCAGGTTTTACTAGTGTAGGAGTAGAAAAAGCTTATCACGGTGATAAAGACGGTAAGATATATAATCATAACACAGGTAATAGTTTTAATGGTACAAACATCGAAGCAGAATATCAATCACCTGATTATGATTATGGTGACTTAGGAACTAGAAAAACTTTAGACTATGTTAAACTTGCTTTTACTCCAGAAGGAGATTGTCAACCATCTCTTAGAGTTAGGTTTGATTATGATAGTTTAAACACACCACAACCTGCTGACATAGTTTTAGATGAAATACCAACACCTGCTATTTTTGGAGCAGGTATATTTGCAACTAGTAAATTAGGAGCAACAGAACAGCCTTTAGTTCAACAGAACTTAACAGGCAGTGGACACAGTAATTTTTTTAAAGTATTTAGTAACGATACTAATGCACCATACTCAATTAACGGACTATATGTAAATTATAGACCATCAGGAAGACAATAGGAGATATATATAAATGGCTACTTATGTAAGACAGAGTTCATTCAGTGACGGAGATACAATCACTGCTGCACTATTCAATAACGAATTTAATCAATTAGTAAACGCATTTAGTGTAACTGGAGGACATACCCATGATGGTTCTACAACCGGTGACGGTGGTCCAATTTCTAATTTATTTAGTAATGCTTTAGTATTTGGTACAAATGCCAATACAGATGTTGCTATAACATTTAACGCTACAACAAACGATGGTGTTTTAACATGGATGGAAGACGAAGACTATTTTGAATTCTCAGATGATTTATTAATTGCTACAACAGAAAAGATACAGTTTAGAGATACAGGATTATACATTAACTCTAGTGCTGATGGACAGCTAGACATAGTAGCTGATACAGAAATACAAATAGCAGCAACTACAATAGACATGAATGGTAACGCTGATATATCTGGTAACTTAGGTATTGGTGGTAATCTAACAGTAACAGGTACTACAACTTTTAACGGTGGTACACTTACTTTAGGAGACTCAGCAGCTGACAATGTTGTCTTTGGTGCTGATGTAGACTCTAACATTATTCCTGATGATGACGGTGCATATGACCTTGGTAGCTCTACACAAGAGTGGAGAGATTTATACATTGAT